TTAACCCTTTTTCAAATGGTAATAGAGGCGGATGAGTGCTTGCTCATATCGCCTTTTTACTGTCCGGGCATCACAATGGTACACTTGTGCTAACTTCCTCCACTTAGGCCCTCTCTCTCTAAACACCGCACTCATACCAACACGCCACAAGAGTTGATTGTCCTCTCTCTCTATCTCTAACCCTACTTGCAAGGCAAAGTCTAACCGTGTTACTTGGTTTGTTGTTGGTGTTATCTTTACCATACCCACATCATGGTAGTTATACATATCCCAATGGTTCTGCACCGTATCAGGCCAATAGTTTAACTTCTGCTTTCTAATCACACCAGGCAACAAGCGTAGTGTTTGTGCTGCTTCTTTAAACAAACTATCGAGATCCGTTACACTCCAGTTATCGCGTTGCATCTTCCATCCCCCGTAACCAGTTTTCCTTTTCTGTCAAGGTGAGTTTTGATAACGCTCTAAGTAAACTTACAAAACGATCAGCAGAATATTTATGCCGTAAAGAATCAATCATTTTATCATAACGATATTGGAAAGGGTTTGCTTGCCTTTTTTTTACAGCAGCATAATAAAACGGGTTGTTCATTTTGGCAGTTTTAGCAAGAATTTGCTTGGCTTTAGCAACATCAGCTTCAGACACTCTAGTTAACTCTAGAGTAGTCTCTTGTTTAAGTTTATTATTTGGAAAACTATTTTGTTTGGATGTTACTTCGAGGGTATACTCTAGAGTATACTCTAGTGTTTTGCTTGCTTGCTTGTAGATTATATTCATGCCTTCTCTTTCTTGTCAATACCTTGTGTCATGTACTGTCAGGGTTTTTTCGTTTCCAATGATTAGGGCGTTGGTATTGCTTACGTTTTTTCTCCCAACAATCTGCACATAACGCACGCTTTCCATCTTTTACCGTTACTGTACCGCCACAAATGTTGCAACTTTCATAAAACGTACCTACGCTGTCGTGCTTTTTCATTTACCTTCCATCCTACGTTTATAATTATCCCACCATGCCGCCATGTTAGCCACTACAACAATCCAACTGCTACTGGTTTTTGTTTTACTAAAATCTCTCATAATATCCTGGGGGTTTGCTCCACCTTCTACGAGCCTCCGGGCTTCGTTTAATGCCCCTTCAATGCAATCTAATTCTTGCAGCGCTTTCATACGATCCTCATTCAAGGACACATCTCCTCAAGTATCTGCATCCGGGGATTATCCTTTAACTCTACCAATGTATTAAGCCAAAGTTTTACTTGCTGCAGGCTGTAACAGGTTTCAACATGCTCACCAGTCATACGCAAGCATCGTTGTATCGCTTTCTGGTTTTCCGTCATGCGCCCACGCTTGGCTTTTAATTCTATAAATATCCCAGCTTTCTCTAATGGATGCAGCCATCCTTCTCTAGGTACAAAGACCTCAATGTCAGGCCAACCGCTTGCCATACCCATAGCCTTTAACTTGCGCTTAAACGCAACATGCCTTACGCCCTCATTAGGCGAATGATGATAGACAGAGTTATCTGGAAGGGCTATCTCTAACCATTGAATGACATACTTATGTAAATCATCCTCTAACATTTATTCACTATAAAAATCGTTAGGCATAACTGCACTTTGTGTGTATTTTATTATAGCATCCATATACTTTTCTGATGGAATCATACGTTGCTTGTGGCTTTTAGGTAAACACCAACGCCTTACAATCGTAGCATGTGTTGCACCTAATCGAGACGCTAATTGTCCGTAGCTTAATTTTTTATCTTGTCTAAATTGCTCAAGTTTCATACGAAGAAAGTAATAGCATTGACATAATTCGTCAACTATTTTTTTTAGAAGAAACAAAAATGACTTATTTACGCAGAGAAAGAGACAATTATCTAGTACTTCAATGGGAAAAAATAATGATAATCACAAACAATGGGCTATTGATAGATTAATATATGATACGACATTAACAACAACATCATTTTATTAGTCTATTTTTTAGTCTAAAATTTAAAGTTTACTTTTTATTTTACTCATATAATAATGGTAATTCTCAATTTTTAATATATTAAATTGACACAATGCGTCATATTGTATATTAAATAAAATGAGATATGTCATTATGCGACATATTATATATAAAGTATTTTACAAAGGGGTCAAAAATGAATAAATATAAAAGTATGGGGCTAATTAATATAAAAAAATATATGAAAGAAGCAGGGCTGCAAAGTAAAGAAGTTGCAGAAAGAATGAATGTAAGACCAGAAACAATAAGCCGTTGGGCTTCTGGCACACACAACCCAGGATTTGATCAAGCTGAACAATTAGCAAACATATTAAATGTTAGTATGTCTGATATTTTATTTAAACATCGTGGCATGTTAATTGCAGGTACTAGAGATTATGACGGCAATGTAACTATGTTTGATAGTGTGCAACAGCCACAATATTTACCTATTCCTGGATTAGATTGCCCAGAGCATAGGTTTTGTTTAAGGGTAGAAACACACCAACAAGAAGATAAACACAGTTACGATTCGTTTAGTAATGTGTTTATAAAACAAAAAGTTGTAAGTGATACATGTTATACAATGCGCTCTTTAGTTAAAATAAAAAATGGGCCTAAAGAATTTATAGGTAAGATTATACAAGGTGTTATCTTTCCAATGCCTAATAATGATAAAGGTGTTGTATTATTTAATTTACAAAAGTGCAAAACTAAAGAGATTATAGTTAATATTGAATTAGAATGGGCTACACCAATGCTTACTCGTTTTTATAATAGAAATAAATCCGAGGTTAATTATTTAGCGGATCCTAATAACCATGATATTTAACGACAATTATAATCAACTTTACCCACTTTTTATATAAAACTTGACAACATTTATCAATTTTAATAAACTTTTCCTCATCATTATTGATGGGGAAAAACATGAGTTTTATAGAATATCCAGATTACGCAGAGCGCCATAACTATTTTCACCATAGCAATCCGTCAATGCCTGACAGCATTACATTTTTTAATAAATGTTGGGTAAGACCGCAGGTTAATAAAGCATGGAAAATTGTTAAGAAAGAAATACAAGGCGATATACAAGAAGCGAATAACATTATAAATAAGTACAAGAATGAAAACCCAAACATGACGTCTGGTGTCGTGGTGCAAGAATACTGCGATGATATTTTATTAAATGAAATTAGCCCAGGAGATGCTTACCGTAATGCTGTAGCCAAGCTGCAACAGTTTGAACCTTTAGAATGGCATGATACTGAGAAAGAAAATGCTATAATAAAACATAGGACAGAACCTAAGTACGCTTTAAAGACATATAAAGGCGAACCAACGTATAGAAAAGATGCAGAAGGGGATTTCTGTGAATTAGAGTTGGTATGCAAGCATGCGTTGGAAGGATTACAAGAAGCATCTGAAGGTATTAACCAGTTAGAAGGAGAGATAAACCTTTTTAAAGCCTTGCCTGGTAATGAACTACAATACAATGGCAGACCAGACTACCATCAAAGAATAGAACTTAAGACTATGTGGGATCAAATGGCTTACAGCGATAGCCCTAAAGCTAACAGTATACCTAAAGAACCACGCTTTAGTCATCTTACACAGATTGCAGGCTACTGGCATTTGTCTGGTCAGCTACCCACAATAGTTTACGCCAATAGAAATACTTATACCGTTTTTAAACCGTCAGAGGATGAACTTCGTGTTGCTTTAGATTCTTTGATGGAAGCATGCTCCCGGAGAGAGCGTTTGCTTAAAGCTGCAAGCAACACACAAGAACTACTACGACTATGTGATCCGCAATGGGATCATATGTTCGCTTGGAAAGACATCAATCCTGAAGTCTTAAGCGAAGCTAAAAAACTATGGAGATAATTATGCAAGCAGTTCCAAAAAGAACGGCTACTAAAAATTCAAAAGGGTCAAAACTTTTTATAAGATCAGTAGCCGCTCACATGACACATGCCAATAGACACGTTCACTCATTTGTATGTGATTTTACTAAAAAAAACAAGAGTATATTTTTTAACATATTAGTGCCAGCAGTTGTGTTAGCAGGGTGTTGGTATCTAATAATAATAGCAATGAGTTTATTATGAGCAATGGACAACAACAATTAGACTTAGTTATGGAGCGCTTAGAGGAAGTTCGAGCGGCCTATTTAGAGCAAGCACGTTTTGCAGCAGACCAGTTGTATTATGGTGGTAAGAAAGAAATAACTATTAACGATATAAGAAAGATTTGTCCGCCACCACCAAGCATAGATCCTAGAGCATTAGGCGCTGTGTTTAAAGGCAAAGAAGGCAAGTGGCGTGTCGTAGGTTATGAACGTAGCAAGCGAGCGCACATGAGACCAATAGCTGTATTTACAAAGGAAGAATAATGGAACAAACAATTAAACCACACAAAGATATAATGGCTGAAGCGGATAGCATGACGGCTACGGCTGGTGTGAGACAGAAGGGTAACAAGATGTACCTAGAGGTTAAACACCGCATTACTATACTGCGAAGGCACTACGCTATTGCGTTAGGTATAGACACAACACTACTAGAAGCTAATGATAAGTATGTCCGGGTGCAGGCAAAGATAGCTGATCCAGATGGTCGTGTTATTGCTAGTGGTATGGCTGAAGAAATCCGAGGCAAAGGTTTAGTCAATCAGACAAGCGCTTTAGAAAATGCAGAGACAAGTGCTGTAGGCCGAGCCTTGGCTTCGTTAGGTTTGCATGGTGGTGAGTATGCTAGTGCTAATGAAATGGATGCTGTTGTTCGTAAGACAGAAATTCAAAACCAGGAAACACCAAAGCCTATGCCAGACGATCCTATACCAGAGCCATTTCCACAAACTCAGACAAGCAATGGTTCTGCAGCAGAATTTCATCCTAGTGCTAATTGGGATGCTTGGATTGCTATTGCTAAAGCAGACATAGAAAAGTTTTCATCATCAGGAGATACGATGTCCTGGTTTGAAAAAAACAAAGAGTATTTAAAAGATTTAGAAAAAGAAAACATTACAAAGCATGCAGAACTTGCAGAACTTTGGAGTGATAAACATGAAAGGATGAACCCATGAGACCAGAATTTAGTAACAGTAAAGTAAGGATGCTTGGCAATATGACTATGGATTGCCATATCGAAGCGGCAGCTTGGTTGAACATAGATGATCAAGAACTACGCCAAAAGCTAATAGATTATATAGAGAAAGAAAGAAAGAACATAAACGTACATCTATCCAGGCGTACTGGTGAAGGGTATGACAAGGTTAAAGTGGCTACGTTTAATCTCTTTTTAAACAAACCTAGAGATGAGCAACCACAACCAACAGAGGAGAAAACATATGGCGGGTTCCCTGAGTAGCGCTTTATTAGACAGTAAGCAAGCAATCAAGGCGTTATGGAATGAAGAATATAACGATACAACTAGAAGCCGACTACGCAGGTTAATTAATGCCGGGCATATTAAAGTTATAAGAGTTGGAGATAAAGGAGACATATATGTTCCAGCAGGAGAAATCACTAAGTTTCACCAAGCTATTGATCTGGACAACAGCAACTGAATTAAGCGTAATGATAGATGATAGTTATTATAGGAGGGAGATAAGTAGGGAGGAACTTATAAGATTAGCCGAGCATTTTCTTAGCAAGGCATTAGAGAGGGCGCCAGAGTAGGCGCCCTTTGTGTTTAGATACCAGCTTGCGCCATGCTTTCTCTTACACGGTTGTTTCTATCTTCATCTTTAAACCAATGCACATATTGTTTTTTAGTAAATTCTACTGATTCATGGCCTAATAGTTGGCTAACAATATAATAATCACCTTCAAATTTATCAAACAATATAGAAGCAAAAAAGTGTCTAAGGTCATGCCAAGTAAAAGCATCGACACTACTTTTTTTAATAGCATTTTTTAATTTAGTACGAAATGTTTTGCCTGATATTGGCATATTGTTTCTATTACTAAATACATAACAATTTTCTTTTGGCATGCCACGTTTTAATTTTTCTTCCTTTAAGGCTTTAGATAAATCTTCGCTCATAGGTATTTCACGAAAAGAACCCTTAGTTTTTGGCACGCCAATTTCTTCACCATGTTGTGCAATCTTAACAGCTTTAGATATTTTTATTGTTCCTGCATCAAAATCAACATCATTCCAAGTCAATGCTCTTTGTTCGCCTTGACGCATACCTGTAGCTATTGCTGTGTAATATACTAATTTAAAATCGTCATCTATATTAGAACGTACACTATGTATAATTTCTGGATTAAGACGTGTAGCCTTCATGTCCTCATTATAATCTTGTGGCTTTTCTATCTTTGCTGTTTCTAATGGATTGCTTTTAATATAAGCGCACTCAACAAAATATTTAAACATTTGTTTAAAATGCTGTAAATAATTTTGCCTAGTCTTAACACTTGTCTTGCCACCTGCATGCCTATTAATAGACATAGGCCCATTAAAAATGTCTCTAGTAATTGTTTTGGGGGTTCTTAAAGGTGGGTAAATTAGTTCGCCTAAATCCCAATCTGCAAATTTAGTACCTGCAATTTGTGTTTCTAACAACAATGCAGCCGATGCTAATTTATGTTTTCTTTCTGATTCACCAATAGCTTCTCTAGTAGTCTGTTCTTCTATCCATTGGTTTAATGCTTCTTGACCAGTTACTCTATGATTAAGAGGTACATAGTTTTGTTCTAAATGTTGCTCCCATAATTTCTTTGCTTCAAGTTGAGCAACTTTTTTATCTTTATATGCTTTGCGACCTGCTTTTATTTTTCTTGCATCTACTATATAAAGTTTATTCTTTTTATCATGTATTATATTTAACATTATTTTGACCCTTCTGTTATTGATTATAAAAATCATTTATACTATTAATATAATGACTTTTAATGTCAATTACAAGGGGTCGAATCAAAAAAACCGATTGACCTTTTGTCCAGTAGATTTTTTATAATTTTTTATTGTCCAGATTTTGTCTAGTAAATTACTTTTTCAAAATCAGCAAAAATAAAAAATCTAGTAATATCAAGGGATTAAATGGCTCCGCGGGTAAGATTCGAACTTACGACCGATCGGTTAACAGCCGATTAATACCTTGCTCTGTAACCCTTGCAAATCCTCAAAAGTCAGAATATGCCTTGCTTACAGAGTAACATGTGTTCCCAATTATGTCCACACATTGCCGTATCTACTGTCCAGATTTTGTCCAGTAAATTACTAGCAAAAAACCGATTGCCTATAAAAATTGTCCAATAAAATATTAAAGAAGTTGTCCAGTTCGCATAATCTTTTCTAATCTTAACGCTCTGGTTTTTACTTGTTTAGCCCATCGGCTATCCATCATTTCGTCTGCAGCAATACTCCATGATTTCGTATTTAATGCTGCTTGAAATTTCTTAAACTTATTAAAACGTGTTAGCCCAAGATTAAATAACATATTAGCAACACATATCTTTCTAGCTTCGTTTAAATGATTCCACCATTCAAATGCTTCCGCTTCTTTTAATACGCGTTGTATGTCATTCATTAACAAGTACCGGGCTTCGTCATTAGACAGCCCAAAGTTTTGCAACTCTCTGCCAATGCCTACAGTTGGATAACCTTCTACAGTAGAACCCTTCTTAATAGGCTCACCATTGTGGTCATCATAAACTTTTAAGCGCAGACCTTCATCTGCTGTCAGCATGTCAGCTAGTTCTTCACGCATTAGGATGGCCTAGTTTTTTGTGCAGTTGTTTTACCAACTTATGTTTCTTTAGCCTTCGGTCTAGTTCAATGCCTATCTCTCTACCTTTAGCTTCGAGTTCAAGTTTAGACATTTTGTTTAACTCATTTACTGTTGGTGTTTTAGTAAACCAACCATTCAACCATTCAAACATTTTTTCTCCTTATACCCAGGGTTCTTTAGATCCACCAAAGTAGGGGCGGGCGTGTCCTTCTAAAACCATTTTTTCGCATATATCTTCGCCATCAACTATAGGCACAGCAAGTATGCGACCAAATTTACCTTTGCCATCTTTGGATGTTTTTATAATAAACTTTTTGGGAAGCAACTCTTTAAGACGTTCTTTACTCGCAAGACCAAGCGCTTTCTCCTCAAGGTTGCGCGTTCTGCTTTCTGGGGTATTGATTCCCAACAAGCGCACTCTTTCTTTTCGCAACCACACTTTAAAGCCCAAATCAACGCTAACATCTATAGTATCTCCATCCACTACTCTAATGAGTTCACATTTATATTCATAAGTCATTCGCATAGCCGATCATAAATTTCATTGTGTACTAACAAGTCATCAACTAAATCATCAGAGATAACTTCTATGTCTGCTTCCGTAGGATTAATAGGCGATGCTATTAAGCAGTAACCTTTACTTCCGCTTGACATACTTAGACAGCCGCTTACGTTTATTAGCAACGCTAGTAGCATTAATCTTTTTAGTAACTTCATTCTTAAGATGTATGTCATCTAATTGATCCTTCATTACGTCTGCTTGTACTGCTTTACGCATAAGCATAAAGCCAAACAGCTTGCTTGCTAGTTTGGCTATGCCACCTAATGCCGACAGCCAGCCCATTACTGATCGTCTTTATTACGGTTTTTACCTATGTTGCCAGATAAAAGATTAAGTATTTTTAATACAAAATTTATAATTTTATCATCGCTAGTCGTAGGTGTTAATGCTGTTATTGCTGTGCAAGCTGTAACTATACCAGTTACGGCTGCTATCCAAGCAGGCCCAGAATTAAAAAATCCAACAATCATATCCATATTTTTTCTCCCATTATTAAATTACAAGTCCATAAACAATAGCAAACAGACCAGCAATAATACTTCCGCTTGTACCTATTACGATCCATTCCAATCGTCTTAATTGAAACTTCACTTCAGCATGTGATTGCTCACACAAATATTCATGCGACTTAAATCGTGCTGATAATTCTAATAGTTCTGCGCTTACCGTATTTATGCTTTTTGTTTTTGCCATTTTTATTTCCCAGCTAGAGGGTTGTTAAGTGCTTTTTCAAGCATATCGCGAAGCCTATCCTCTAGTTCTTTCAGCTTCACATCCATCGCTTCAATTCGTCTTTGAGCGTCAGATTCTATAGCAGTTCTTTTATTGTCGAACCTATCTTCTGCATGCGATATAAGTGTCCTTACATCATTCTCTGCTGTTCGTTGGGAACTGCGAATTTCTTGCTCGGTTGTCCTAGTTCTTTTATCTACCGCAGAAATCTGGTCTAAAACTGTGTGTATGTCTGCACGCAAATCATTGCGTATTGTCCTGGCATCATCTTGTGCCGCTGTAACTAATTGTTTTAATGCGTCTACTTCTATAGTAATAGTCTCAAGTATAGTGTGAACTTCTGATGATAATGCTTCTATTTTTGTGTTAACATTTTCTTCTAGGCTTGTAATACGCTCATCAGTAACAGCTACACGTTCTTGAAACCCAGATAAGTCTGGAGCCACAAACTCACTAATCTGTGTTTCCATAGCTTGCCAACGAGCATAACCTTCAAAGCCTGCCCAGATAGCACCGCCTAAAGTAGACAAGGCTGTGAGCAATGCAATTATCTTGGTAGACGATTTAAACTTTACGCCACCAAATTCTATTTCTGATTTACTCATACTGCATATCAATCATCTTGTTAAAAGTTAAACTGTCTCGTACACCAAAGTAGTTGCCTAACGGATCTTGCAATATAGCGTCTGCATATATTTCTTCGCTTTCGTACCAAGTAGGTTGTGTTTGTACGGGCGCACTATATGTTTTTATGTTAGGGCCAAGTGCATTCACCAGGGCAAGTGTTGTCATTTGCGCTACACTACTATAAGGGTCAACCAGATTGTTTAGTATCTCTTTAGCTTTGGCTTGCTTTTGCTCTTGCTTACTTTGCTTTTCTTGTTTGACGCTTTTTTGTACGGGTTCTTTTTCTTTGACATCATTTTGTGTTATCTCCTTTTTTTCTTCTATAGTTTCTTCAACTTGTTTTTCTTCTTTTACTTCTTTAGTTACTTGTTTTTCTTCAACTTCTTCTTGCTGTGATTCTTCAGCAACTTCTTGTTTTTCTTCTACTGGTTCTGGTTCTGGCTCGGATTTTTCTACAACAACTTCTTTTACAGGCGCATTTTCTGTAGTTTCTTCTGTAGGCGCCTCTGCTTGCGTCTCATTAGCAGTAGGTTCTTCCGTAGGTGTTTCTATCTCAACTATTGGTTCTGTTAATTCTGGTTGAGATATGGAATCAATTTGTTCTATTTCGGCTACCACAGTTTCGACTTCAGCTATAACTTCTATTTCTTCAGGCATTTCTACAATCGGAACGTCTGGCTCAAATCCTAAATCTTCAAATACAGGTTCATCCATAACAGCAACATCAACATTAACGTCTGGCATTTCAATTTCTATAGGAATGTCCTGGACAATTTCTTCTTCGTACACAGGTTCTTCATATATAGGTGTTAAAGTTGTAATAGTATTTTCAAGTTCTTGTTGTTGAACAACTTGCATCCATGTATCGACAACAGTCGTAATATGATTGTAGGCTACGTTATATTGAAACTCATCCCAATAGTATTCACCATACCCACCAATCTCTATATAAACTTTATCCAACTGGTTAGCAAAATCATGGCTACCTGTTACGGTGTTTACCCAATTAGTATTGTTACTATAGTTGTAAGGGTTTTGCGTAAAGGTTGTTTTGTCTATAGTTATTAACCCTGTTTCCCATTGCAGCACATTATCGTTATACCCTTTAGTTTGCACATACGCTGTTTGCCCAGAGTTTTGATACATGCTATCCGGGAACGCAAACAAAAACTCATAGTTGACCTCGCCACCTTCATTTATGTCAAAACTATTTAAGTCAACATATTGGCGCCAGGTTGTTAAACTATTACTTCTTGCATGGCCACACCCACTTGTTCGACCATCGGTACCTGTTGCTGGAAAACCTGATGCAGCATCGGTACATGCAGAATGAGAATAAATGCTGCCATCACCGCCCCAATCTGTATTAACATTACCATCTTTAGATGCAGCAACAATACCATTATCGCTGTCTAATACATCGCCTGTTGTTTTATGTTCTATAGTAACTGTTGTTTCTGTAACAGTTTCTACATTACCTTGTTGTTCTATTTCAGTTGTAACCGTTGTGCCTTCATCAAGCATTTGCCCCCATGTATCAAAGGAGAAGGAGCAAGAGCAACAAACCACCAATACTAAGACCAGTAAGTTCTTCATCAGTTACTAACTCCTCATGTTTGACATTATCTTTTTTCCATTGCTCATAATCTGGGCGCTTTTCTGGATTTTCTTCCCATGCTTTTGCAGCCTCAATTCCTATTAATCCGCCTTTGTACGGGCAGGGGGTTCCTGCATTTTCCATTGCTGCAAACACCCTACTGTCTTGACACAACATGGCTACAGCACCTACCTTCATACCCATACGAAACAATGCTCGGCTTAATTTTAATCTTTCACAATTTAAATCTCTAATTGTTGTCCCGCCTGCAATACCAAATATCTGCGATTGTATAGCTGCGCTTGCAGCTGTTGAGCATACGTCTTGGTTATTAACTACTACTCCAGGAGCCGAAGCTGTAGAAGGGGTGCGGTCTACAGTCGTAGTACCAGACACCGTGCTTGATGTACTTGTTACAGTATTACTTTGCGCCCAGGCATTTACACATAAAAAAACCGCCATGACAGCGGTTAACAAAAAGTATGATAGTTGTTTCATCGTCTGTATGCTTTAACTCCGCTATCGTCTGTCCAACGATTTACTCTAGCCACTACATCTACTGATCCATCTTCGTTGTAAGTGTCATTATGCAATGCAATAAACGCTGTCATATCTGATGCTCCATCTATTGCCGTACAAATATTGCTATGATCCGTTCTAATGTTTGCCATATATGTTACTACTGCTGAGGGAATAGCAGTATTAGCAGTAACTTTACGTTGTATTAACCAGTCAAACCCTTGCAGTAATCCATTAGCATCTGATGTAGCTTTTCTTTTAGCATTAGTTTTTAAACCAAATGTTACTATTTGATTACCATCTGCATCATTCTTTGGATCGTTAGCACTTGTGCCATCTGGTGCTTGACCATCATCTATTTCATCTTGTGTCCATACTTCATTAACATCTTCTAAAGCTTTATCAGCAACTTTAACTCCAATAGTTCTAATTACACTATTTTTATCACCTGCTATAGCAAATGATTCATTTTGTTCTATGTAATAAGCACTATTAAGAGGAGTACCACTTGTTGTTACTGGTACTATACCAATAGCTTTTAACTCGGCTGTTGTCCATGCTTGAAAAATTTGGCGAGGATGTTTTACTCCGTTAATCGTTAAAGACTTTGCAGATGATAAAACTTCTTCTATAGTATCTCCTGCATCATTTAGTTTAGCCCACATTTTTTTTCTCCTTTGTTAATTAATCACCGAGCTGTCGCAAATTGGAAGGGATTTTCTGCCATGGCTAAGTATACAAATGTTGTTGCTTGGTTATAATTTGAATCTGATGCTCTCATTTTTACTCCATTTGATAATATATCTATATTATCTGCATCATAAGATTGTTCTGCATTAGCTAGATTAGGAAATAAAGTTTTATTAGCTACATTAGAAGAAGATCTTGTAGTATCTTGTATTCTCCAATTTCCTGCTACTATAGGTTTGCACATAAAAAATTTTGGAGAAAATCCAGTATAGACAAATGTACCATCTACATTTGCATTTCCAACGTATGATCCTACTTTGCAATACCCTTCTACATTTGTAAAACAATAAGCTAAATTATCTATTGTACTATAACCTAACCCATCTGTATTATTTACTGAAAAAACAGTTGAAGTAGGAGATGCCATAGAGCCATTACCAGATCTATCTGATTGAGCAGCATCTGTATTAAATCTAAAAAGATAATTCCAACTTGTTAGTGCATCATGTCCTACCCACCATTGACCATCATTTCCTGCTAAATTATCATATCCTTTAAATATAATCATTGCAGGAGCTTTACTTAATCCATGTCCAACTGTTGCTGTACCATAACTTGTTAAACCTCCCCTATATTTTACAAGAGAAAATGCTCCAGAAGGATCAACTTGTACTGTAGAATCTACTGAGCCATTAGTATTTGTAGCTGTTGTTCCACCATTAATTCTCCATGACCACGAAACATAAGTATTACCAGATTGGTTATAATAAAGACCCATAGTATAACCATCTGTGTTAAATGCTGTTAACCCAGAAGATGTACCTTGAGCGCCATTAGCATCAGAATTTATTACTTTAGTAGTTCCTCTTGTACTATCCCACAAACCATTACTTTGATCACCATTTCGTCTTTTTACCCACACAAGGTCTGGTTGAAATCCAGTTGTTTGACTTCCTCCTCCATCTCCAGCAT